AGTGTATTAGTGAAAGACTTTATCTCTTGTTATTGTCGGCTTAATATTGTTGATGAACCAGCAGAACAATGGCGAAACGCTGAAATGAAACGTTTGGCTTCTTTGCAAGAGTTAATGTATTATGGAGGTATTTGATGATATTTTCACAAGTTACATTGCAAGTAGAGACGACTGTTAAGAAGAAAAACGGTGCGGAAGACAATGTTATAAACCCTATCACTTTACCAGCAGTTAAACAGAGAATTAATCAGTCAAGACTTGATGAGTTTTCTATGATTGGACTAGGCAAAAATGTACGGTATGAGCTTAACGGAATCGGAGAAATGGAAGACTTGATTTTCAACTATTTCTTAGACGAAAAAGGCGAAACTTTCAAGCGTACAACATGGGAAAGAAACCCTAAAAATAACAAAATGATTTTAGAGGGAGTCGTGAGCAACGGACTATGAATGAATTTGATTCTTACATAGATTGGTACAACAATTTACTTACAATGCCTTTAAATGACGTTATTTTAGGCGTTAAGGACACGATAGAAGACAAGACGGTATATTTGTCGCTTAGTGACTCAAAGGTGCTTAAAATGGATAATACGAGCTTTGTCATGGGTTACTATTATCAAGTTGTTTTATCTGTTAAAGATGTTGACGATGAACTTGTCGGACTAGTCGGAGATGTTTTGCAAAACGGTTGGAATATGACGAACTGGTCAGAAAACAGTCATTTGTACAATTATACTGGTACTGTTTATTTACCTTGTGGCGCAGGTGGTCAAGCATGGCAATGAATTTACTTAATACAGCAAGCATAGCTAAAGAAATGCAATCGAAAGTAACAGAACGCATGGGCGATTGGTTTGAAGCAGAGTTTAAGGCGAAGGCAAATAGCGCAAGCCGAAGAACTAGATTAATTAGAAGCCACGGTCATACCTATACTTATGCTAGATACCAAAATACAGGCCAATTGTCAAGTAACTTAAAACAAGTTAAAAAAGGCGATAAAGTAGTAGTAAACGCAGGTACTAGGGCTAATTATTCTAGCGGCTATCATGGTATGTACTTCTTAGTTGAAAAAAAGGGTATGCAAGACGTTAAAACAACATTGAAAAAGGGCGCTAATTATGCTAATTCAATGAAATTATAAAAGTAGAAAGTGGCTTAATTACATTTGATTGAAATTAACAATAATGGTATTTTTTAATGAGTTTAGATAATTTTAGAAATAGAACGATTATATGGGATACGGTTAATAAAGATTTCCCTCAACCAATTCAAATAATGCAAGGCGATGTCAATGCAAGAACTTTGTTAATTAAAATAGTTGATAATGGAGTTGAAATTGACTTAACAGGTCATTCTTTAAAACTTACATATCAATATACTAATAGCAGTAATTCCGGTTTTGTTATGGTTCCTCCTGAAAACTTAACTAAAGGAGAGTTTATTTTGGTAATTCCTACTGAAATGACAAAAGCTGGAGTTATTGAAGCGAACTTGATTCTTCTTAATGAAGACAAAGAGCAAGTTATTGTCAGTAAGAATTTAACATTTATATCAGATAATTCGACAGTTTCTGATTTAGCTCAAGAAGTAAATAATAAGATTGATGATTTTACAAAATTATTATTGGAAAATATGCCACAAGTACTGCGTAGTGAGTTGAATGACTTACATGCTCAAACTGAATCAAACAAGAGCAATATTGAGCTTAAAGCAAATTTAGCTGATATGACTAGCTTAAAAAGTGCAATGACAGAGCTTAAAAACGAAGTAGAAGCATTTGGTATTAGTCCTGAAAATTTAGTTACTATAAAATCGCTATTAGACGCAATTGCAAGCAATGCAAGTGAATCGGAAGTTGTTGAACTAATAAATTCAGTAAAGGTTTTAACAAGTAATATTTCTCTTATGAGTAACGGAGATTACTCTCCTAAGGCTAATCAAACGGATTTAGAAAGTTTACAGCATACTGTTAATGACCAATCGGCGACTATTTCAACAAAAGCCAATCAAACGGATTTAGACAACTTACAAGCTACTGTTGATAAACAAGGTGTTGCAATTTCAACAAAAGCTGAACAATCAGAGTTATCAATCACAAATAAAAATGTAACAACTGCTCAAGAAACAGCAAAACAAGCTGAAAGTGAAGCCAAAAATGCAATGGCAAAGGCTACCGAAGCACAAGCGAACAGTTTACCACTTAATGGCAATGCGGTCAGTGCAAGCAAACTGGAAACAGCTAGAAAACTTGGAGTAAATCTCCAAGCCTCAGCGTTTCAAAACTTTGACGGGACTGCTGACGCAACTAATATTGGAGTTTCAGGGGTGCTGCCTATTTCAAACGGTGGTACTTCAACAAGTGACGGAGTTATAAATACAATAGCTTATTCCAACAGCGCAGACGGCACTGACGGTTTCACCACTGTTTATCCTAATTTGAATTTATTAGATAGTGCTGCCACATTCGGCAAAATGATTCCTAATTCTAGTGATAATTCGGTTAGTACCATTGCAAAAATTAAAATATCAGGAATTACTAATACAGTTATGGACGTAAAAGCAAGCGGTCAAGCTTTCCCTGTTGGTTATTATCTACCAAATGCGTATAACATAACCTCAGGGCAAACTGTAACTATATCATTTATGGCAAAATCGCTCAATAATACAAAGGTTTTAGTTGGTTTTGAAAATTCTCCAAATGGGCAACGAACTTTCACAATAGCACCTAACTGGACACTTTATGCTCACACATTCACAGCGACAAGTTCAGGGACTCTAACTTTTGTGATATACGGTTGGGATATGGTCGCAGGGCAAGAGTTCCAATTATACAACCCTAAAGTAGAAATAGGCTCAACCGCTACTCCTTGGATGCCAAGTAAAAATGAAGTCACAATAAATGATTATCCAAAGTATGTAGGGTTTAGTAATATCATTAAACCTAATAAGAAAAGTTCTGATTACAAATGGCTACCAATGGGATTAGTGTCAATCGACAGTGCTACTGGATTACTTAAACCTGCGGTCATAGGCATAGACTATGCACAAGTACAACCAGTTGGTTCAGTGGTCACAAATAACTCAAACTCATTATCTGGCTACACGAACGGAACATGGGAAAACATCGGTTCAGCAGTAATTGGTTCAACAACAATATATTATTGGAAACGCACTGCATAAAAAAAAAAGGAAAATAAAAAATGAAATTAGATTATAACTCACGTGAGATTTTCTTTGGTAATGAAGCTCTAATCGTAGCTGATATTGCCAATGGAAGTAACGGAAAACCAGAGTTCACTAACCATAAAATCGTAACTGGTTTAGTATCAGTTGGCGAAATGGAAGACCAAGCGGAAACTAATAGCTATCCAGCTGATGACGTACCAGACCATGGAGTTAAAAAAGGCGCTACCTTACTTCAAGGAGAAATGGTATTTATTCAAACAGACCAAGCGCTCAAAGAAGATATCTTAGGTCAACAAAGAACCGCAAATGGTTTGGGTTGGTCTCCAACTGGTAATTGGAAAACGAAATGCGTTCAGTATCTTATTAAAGGGCGCAAACGTGATAAAGTTACAGGAGAATTTATTGACGGTTATCGTGTAGTCGTTTATCCAAATTTGAGACCAACAGCAGAACCTACAAAAGAATCAGAAACAGATTCAGTAGACGGTGTAGACCCTATCCAATGGACTTTGGCAGTTCAAGCAGCTGATTCAGATATTTATTTGAATGGCGATAAAAAAGTTCCTGCTATTGAATACGAAATTTGGGGAGAACAAGCAAAAGATTTTGTAAAGAAAATGGAAAGCGGGCTGTTCATCATGCAACCTGATACGGAACTTACTGGTGCTGTTACGTTAGTTGCTCCAGTTATTGCAAATGTCCAAACAAAAATCAAAGGGCATAATGACGGAACGATTCTTTTACCAGCTACTTTGAAAAACTCTAAAGGGCAAGACGTAAAAGCAACAGCAGTAATTAAAGATGTAAAAGGAAATGTTGCGACAAACAATGGACTTTATCCTGGCGTTTATATCGTTACATTCTCCGCAGAGGGTTATGCAGATGTTTCGGTAGGAGTTGCTGTAACTGTGCCCAACGGGGCTAACCACGTAGCCTTTTCATATAGCGCAGACGGCAAAGATAGATTCATGTCCGTTTACCCTAACTTGAACTTGTTAGAAGGAACTGCTTTTAAGAATTATATACCAAAAGTAGAAGAACATCTTAGTATGAAAGTAAAAGATGGGGGAGTGTTTAATAAAACTTACGTCAGCTCGTCATACGATAACCCAGAACTAAACAGCTATTCAGACATACTTGTTTGGACAAAAAATAAAGAATACTTTAAGCCGTCAACAACTTATACTTTTAGTTTTTTTGCAAAAGGAAAAGGAACTATTAAAACTTTTATTCACCCTTCTCTGATTGACGCTTCAAATAATAATAGCTACATTGACGATAAATTAACAAAACTTAATGGAAACGGTGAATATACTTGGACACTTACTAACGAATGGGCTTTACATACATATACGTTTACCACTAAAAGTAGTATAACTGAGGATCAATATATCATATTTAGACTATTAACAGGAAATAATGCTGATATATGTGTCCCTAAAATTGAACAAGGCGAAATCTACACTCCTTGGATGCCTTCATTTAGTGAAGCAACAGACGAAGATTATCCAAGATATATCGGAATATATACTGACAATAATTCCAACGAGCAAAGCACAGACCCATTAAAATATACTTGGAAAAAATATAATAATTAAAGGAATATAAAACAAAATGGCAAAACAATTGAGTACAGCACGTAAATTTAAAATGATTACAGGGAAAGACCTTTTCCAACAACAAAAGGCAATGGATACAGAACTTAAAAAAGAAGACGGAGAAATTACTGATGTAATGGAATTCGTTCAATATGGTCTATACTTAGCTCTTTTTCAAGATAATATTGTAAAAGCTAAAAGTGACTTTTCAGACTTTCGTTCTAGCTTTGAGTTCGATACTGACGGTAAAGGACTTAAAGAACTTGTCGAAATGTGGCAGAAAGAAATTTAATGAGCTGAAAGGACTGTAAATGATTTTAAAACATGCAATTAGATACTTAGAACTTACTGGTTCAGACTTTATTACAGATTTGAAAGACTTTGCAGACCTACAAAATTCTTTTGTCGCTGGTTATATTCCTGATGACTTTACAGAG